GTGTCGGTCAAACGTCCGATGGCTGTGAGCTTACAAACCCTTTTCCCAAAAGAACCCACAGGAACTTGAACTCCTCTGCGTGCAGATGAAACTTTCCATTTAAGATATTTCCTTGTTAATGGCTTCCATGAAGTTTTTCCTTCCTCAAAGCGTTTCTGAACAAAACTACTTATTTTATTAAATACTTCATTCCATATAGAAGTAGCAAAACCTTTATCCTGAAATAAAGATTTATCCAATAATTCAAAATCTCTAATGGCTTCAAAAAAACCTGAAGTCTCAACTCGCCACTCTATCCTTGACATTATAAATAAACACTCACAATCTCAGAATAATAGTTTGTCCAATAAAGTCTATTATGATTACTTGTTTTAGAATGACATGAACCACAAAGAGTTACAAGATTTTCTGGTTTATTATTTTTCTTATCATAATCAATATGATGAATATATAAATTCTCTGTATTCATGCAATTTTGTGTTTGACATATATGGAAATCTCTATCTTTAATGGATTGTTTTAATTCTTTATTGAATTCAGGACTATATGGCTCAAAACTTGAACCATTGTTCCAGTTATTATTTTTAGTGCCTTTTTGTGCTTCTGCTATTTTTTCTTTTGCTTCCTCTGTATGTTTTTTACCTTTATGGGATTCTGAATTTTTATTTTTACTTTTTTTTGAATGTTTCTTTCCATACATAGGATGGTTTTCTAAATTTAGGAATCTTTTTTTCTGTGATAAAGACATTTTTTGTCTTGCTTCATTTGTATGATGTTTACCATACCTGTGATGCTCCATTTTTTCTAATTTTATACAACCACAAGACTTTTGTTTTAAACCATTACTAATACATCTTTCTATTTCTTGCAAACATTCAGGACATTTAAATATAGCATATCTAATTTTATTTCCATTTTTAGTTATTTCTGTTCTTGTTTTTCTAATTAATTCCATAACTCAATTATATCATATATTATTAAATTGTAAAGAAATTTTATTTCTTATGATGTGTTTTTATATCTTTTGAATCCTCTAAAATTCCTGAACCTATCCCGGCAATCCCTCTTGTTTTAAATATAGCTGTTGCAGATGTGTAACCAGCTATATTGCTATCTCCCGACATGTAACCCTTCTTATAAGTCTTTATTAACTCATCTGCCATTTCTTTCCAAGATTTAACTACATCAGATACTTCGCCAGGTTTATTTGCCGAAAATGCGTTTGTGTATGTAAAATATGCTCCGAGATAATCGGCAGAAAAAGATAAGGAATTTGATGAACTTGGTATTGCAGAAATGGTATCTTCAAGCATTCCTAAGATATAACGCTCACCATCATCTATGTGATGTCTAATATCAGAAGTTCCTAAAGAATCTATTGTTGTAGTACCAATAGAAAAATTCCCATAGGCTAAACGTAGAATTCTTTCCACACTTGTAGTTCCGGTACTAAAATAGAATGACATTTTTTATTTCACCACATAGCCGTTCACATTTAGAAATGATGTGCCCCACATATTGTATAATTTTATATTCAAACTAGTACCTTCACTTGTTTTCAATGGGGTAGTGAATGAAGCAGAAAATTTATCAACAGATGGTAGATTCATAGAATATAAAAAAGCTGTTCCATTCAATAAATCTACACTACAACCTGCTAAATTACTTGAAAAAGACAAATCTGTAATAAATTGAACATCTCGTCCAGTTACAGGAATAACAGATAAACTCACAGTGCCACCAATAGCTGTCCCAACATTACCATGCCATTGACGTTTCCAACTATCAGTTTCTTTTGAAAGAAAAATTTGGTCAAAAGTACGAGACATTTATACCAACCCCGTCCCAAAAAATATCCCTACAGCTGTTCCAGCAACACCAGCATAAGTACCACCACCAACCATCCATACAGTTATGGACTTGTTATGGTCAAACGAAGTACCATATGTATGTGCTGTTGACTTATTTAAAGCTGTTATAACATGCTGAGGCACTTTAATAAGCCAAGAACCATCTACATTCTTGTCTCTTACAAGTTGTGTCCTCCCTACTCTGTAAATCCCAAACTGACTATTATCAATTACATCTGCCATTATTTATAACCCCCTTTTTATTTCATTATGATAAAAAAAATGTTCCATGTGTCTCCCATTCTGAGCACTTTTACTTAAATCAGAAACAATAAATTCTACTTTCCTCTTCCCTCTTTTAACTTTTGGCTGTAATTCCTGTGGGAGAATTTCTACCCATCCCATTTTTTCATAATAATCAGTCTGTGCTTTAGTCAAGTCAAATATATCTCCTATATTTTGACCACCTGTAGGATAAGTAACACTGTAATGTTTACAACGTACAAGCATTTATATTGTTCCTCATAAAAGTAAATCTTTAAGGGCCTTTTTACAGACCCTTAAAGAAATTATATTTAAGTAATGACATTGTTAAGTAAATATCCACAATCAGAACAAATAACCTTCTGAACATAGTTATTTACAACCCTTATCCAATCACCCTCACGTTCATCATCACGCCATGTAGTAACCTGCATATTCCTGCTACTAAGAACAAAAGTCCTTGCAAGAGTAATAGTATCTGCCGGATTAACATAGGCAATTATACAATTCTTACCCCAGGCATAAGCCATTGTTGGATTAAGCCCTTGAACAGCACTATTGTATATTGCAGGAGCAATAACAACTTCCAAATCCCATAGAGTTCCAGGAAGACCCCCCTTAGTTAGTGCATTTGGATCTGTATACTTCCTCATCTCCTTTATTTGAGGATGATGAGCAAGATACTTCTCAACATGCGGAGGGATAAGTATTACATTAGGCATTCTTGCAGTCCTAGCTGTAATGGCCTCCTTACCTGTAGAAATATCATTCTCAGGGTCACTATTCGTATAGTCATCCCAAAGATTTGACGGTGTGACTACGTGGTCTGGACTTGCAGAACTTATTCCACCAGTTGCGCCAGTCAATAATATAGCTGCATCCAATTCTACACCAAGCTTTATCTTCTCAGTCAAAAACTTAGTTGTATCTGCCTTTAAATTAAATACATCATCAGCATTATTTATAGCACGGTCAGTTACTATATCCTTAACCGCCCTTTCATAAGTTGTATATGTATCTTCATCATAAGACAATGAGGCTTCCTCAGCCGGAGCACCATCAGCCCTCTTAGGAGCACCAGAGAAGTAACCGTCCCTCTTATACTTCCTAAACTTGTCACTTTCCTTTTTCACAGGAAAAAATGGAGCAAGCTTCTCCATAACAAATGAAGCATTTGTATATTGAACCGCTATCTTAGACAAATGTACATTTGTTTTAATCTTGCCTGTCTGTATCGTAATAGACACTAAAAATCACCACCTTTCATTAATTTACTGTATTATTTTTAATAAACCTGCTCTTAACTGTCTCAACTTTGAACAACTGCCTAGGAGTTGTGCTTCTCTCCTTGGCAAATCCAAGTACAGGCTGGTCTATCTGATAGTAGAAGTTACCACCACCAAAAGCACCTGCATCCATTCCTAAAAGAACTGTGCCTGATGCACCTAGAACAAGGAATGAGTTGGTTCCCGTCTCCCTAATAGAACCTGGGATAGCCTTATTTGTAAGAGGCCCTCTTGGTATAACATGTGTACCAATATCACCACCAGCAGCAATTGAGGCAATTGCTTCTGAAGTATAAGCACTACGAACAAATCCAGTAGTACCACCACTATTGGTATAATCCAATATGACTGGATCACCTAAAGCAACCGTACCAGCTAATGAGTTACGCATATTAATAACACCTTCAGTAGCTATGGTTACAAAATTACTCAAAGTACCATCATTAACCAAAATACCCCAAGGTATATCAGCAGCAGTATGTAAATACTCAGCAGCTTCAGCAGTACCTATTGAAGTCCTCACAACATGACCTTCAAAACCATAAGATGTGCTATTCCATTTTGCAGACCTTATTCCTTCTTTATTATCTCCTGTTGAAAATTGCGGCATTAAAAAATCACCCCCTTAAAAAATTATTATTTTTATAACTCTATCTTACCTTCCTTAACAAGAACTGAACAAGCCTCTTGATAAGTCATTTCCTTCTCCTTAGCATATTGTTCTACTTCCTTGTCACTCAAATACTTCTTGTTAGGGTCAGTATTCTTTTCAATATGTGCCATCTCTTCAAGATTCACCCTAACCTCTGTAGGAATAGCCTCAAGCATATCCACAATTACATCACTTATAGACACATCCTTATCATCCAACTTTATTGTAGAAAATTTCCCAGTAGAGTCCTCTAACATTACTTTCTTAGCCTTCTCAACAACAGCTGGCCAAAAGCCCTTAGAAACAAGGTCGTCACAAATCTTAGTAACTTTTTCTTTCTTGAGGTCTATTTCCTTTTCAGACAGTTTCTTCTCTGCATCTTCCAACTTCTTGTTAATAACCTCTGTCTCCTTGACATGAGATTCGGTAAGTTTCTTCTCAACCTCAGCTATTGCAGCTTTGTGAGAATCCTCCATAGTCTTCTTATCTTTTGTAAAAGAATCAGAAAGCTCTTGAAGTCTCCTCTCCATATCCTCTAATTTCTTCTCATCTGCCATATCCCTATCACCCCCCTCTTTTTTTAGTTTACCTTCTTTTTTAGTGTCTTCCAATAAAGTTTCTGTGGAATTCTGTTTTAAAATAGAATCCAAAAAACCAAAAAATTTCCTTTTTTCCTCTTCCAAAATAGGCATTATTCCACCCCCTTTTATAACCTATAAATATATTTTACTACAAAAAAACAAAAAAAATAAAGGATTTCTTTACATAATCAAATATTTATGCTATAATTATTCCCACCAATTGAATGTTGCATATGGCAAAAAAGTGTTTCCAGATGATTCTGCCTCATTTATAACACATAATCCCTGTCCGGGGTGTAATTCAAATTCTTGTTTAAAATCAAAAGTTTCTGATGGCAAATTAGAAAAATTAAATGACTTCCTACTGAGAACTTTATCCAATGTTAAAGAACCACCACCAAAAATTTCAGCTACACTATTAGGTGAATTTGGATTATACTTAATAATATTAGTGGATAAATCTGAAGCACCTGAAATAGCTGTAAATAAAGTAATATTTCCTGTAACTGTTATGTTATTACTTGCTGAGGCTCCTAAGTCAATTTGGAGAACTTTAAGAATTTTACCACTCCCAATAGGATTCAATAATGCCAAAATATTTGTAAATAATGGCACATCTGAACCCCATCGGTAACTGGCACTATATACGTTCTCTTTCCAAAAAGTGCGGCGTAAATTTAGCAAAAGAACCCTCTTTCTACAGAAAATTGGGTTTTTTACAGAAACCCAAAAAACTGTTCAATGACCAATTAAGCACGTCCATGTATTTCAACAAGTTTATTATATGCTATACCAGCATCTAAATTTCTCAAGCTCATTGATACAGAATGCACCCCATCACTAAGATCACCTATGTAAGCAGTACCCTCTAACAACGTAAACCCAGTTCCAACAGAGATAAGTTCAATTCTTGGTATAGTTTCTGCATTAAAGAAAATACCAATATTGGATGTTCCAACAGAAGCCATAGCTTCAGCTTTTACAAGAATCTCTCCACTCGGCAAATCTGAAACTTTCTTTATAAATCTCATCTCTTTCTGATTAGAATAAGCTGTTCCAGTATATGAAACAGTTGTATCATCAGCTACAATAAATCCACTTTTCAAATTACCAGAAGCCTTTGCAGCAGTTACAGCTAAATTAGCTAATTTGTTTGTGGTAACTGCTCCATCAACTAATTTGGCCGCTGTAATTGAATTGTCTGCTACTTCTCCAACTCTCCTTAAATTAATAGGCATATAAGTCACCCCCTTTCATTTACTATATTTTCTCCCAAAGCTCTACTAATCTTTGATAAGAAGTTCCATTATCTAAATTCCTGTATCCTATTTTTATCAAGTTAACTCCATCAGATAAATTACCTATATAAGCTGTTCCTTGTAATAATTCAAAACTTGTCCCAACAGTGGATAAAACTTTTCTTGGTGAAAATTCAGAATTTAAAAATATCCCTACATTTGATGTTCCTTGTAAAGACATTATCTCAGCTTTAACAAGCAATGTATTACTATTGAAATCTTCCATATTTCTAACAAATCTTAACTCTTTCAAAGTATTCCAAGAAACC